CCATCTCTAGCCAATATGGATAAGCGTTTATCTTTCCACTTCTTAGTGCCTAACACTTTATGTTTACTACTCATGAGTAACCTTTATGTTCAAGGTGTTCAAGTGCAGCACATGCATTAGGTTCATTGTTAACGTATCCATATCGGTTACCAATATAGCGCATATGGAAGATGATCTGGTATGTAGGTGATTGTTTCAATACAGCCTTATTGCGTATCTGGCCAAGGCCATAATGACTACCATTCACAGCTTTGTAATTCCATCTTGATTCTTTGTATACCAACCAGTTATAACATTCAAACTGATCAAATGATTTGAATTGATTCATAGCGTATAGCTTTAAGTTCCATATTGATGGTTCAGCAGATTCAGCTCTTTCAAGGCCACTACATGTTCCTAAACATAGAGCGATCCCAACTAGGTACCACCTTGCGAGCCTACCCCTACGGGGCTCGCCTTTTCGCCTTGAGGGCGAATGTCTTCTAGAGGTTATCATATTAAGTCAAATCCAATTACATAATCGCAGGTCACAAGGCGTGTCGTTACTTCTTGCATGTGTAACATTTCTGATAATCCATTTTCCAACCACCACACAATGGACATCTTTCCACATTCTTATCCACAATATCTTTCCGTTCCCTGACTCCAGTCAGATTACATTTCAGACATTTAACAACTAGGTGCTCCAAGCCAACATCATGTAATTCTTGGATCTCCCATAATGTTGGCTTAGCGCATTTATTACATTTAAAGACGAGTGGCTTAATCTTTACCCCAGCCCTTGCCACGAAATATCACAGCTGTAGGTGTAAATACCCGGCGCATTACTGCACCGCATGTAACGCAGCGTGGTTGCTCATGAATTGCCGGAAGAACAAATTCCTGTATAATCTCTTCTCCCGGACATTCATAATCGTACCTAGGCATTGTGATTGTAATCGATTCTATTAACAACTCCACAGCCCACGCATTTAAGTAATTCACCCTCATGAATCATGCGTGGGTCATTGCAAAGTTCACAGCACTCAGATAGCGGCACTTGGTCAACTGATACAACTTCATGTTGATCAATTTGAACCTTGATACCAGATTCCGTAACTATTTCAATGTATCCCATATTTCACCTCCTTATTTAATCTCGGGTTCATCAAAGAACCATTTGCCATTAGCAGTGATCTTTGCCCACTTAGGTGCACATTGATCACTTTTATCATTTGATGAACATACATATCCGAAATAAGGCTTGCCACTAGCTTTAGCAGTGCCTTCTTTCTTTACCATTTCACCATGACGGCAATCAAAACGAACATCAATGATTTCGCCAATAGATTCAATAGTTTCACCAACAGACCAAGCCACCGGTTTAGGATCTTCGCTAGGCTTATTTGAAACGAGATGAAGTGCAGCTTCCATTGCAGCTGATCTAGATCCGGGTGCACCATATTTCGGCCTCGGAATTTCCATTGCTCCATTGTTTACCTTTGCCATCTCTTCTCTAGAAGCTCTTTTTCCTTTAGTCGCAAAACCCGCATTTGCAAGTGCTCGACCGATCGCTGAAGTTTCGCAATTTTCCAATGCAGAAGTAGCATTAACACCACGATCTGCAATGACTTCAGATGCGACGCCAGACGAGAAGGGTTTCTCCGCATCGCTGGTCTTGAATAATTTGCAAACAACAATGAATCGAGATTGGTTATGCTCGACGATGTCTGTTTCAATTCTGCCGTCTGGGTAGGCTTGGTGCCATTTTTCCAACCGGCTTTCCACTGTTTCATAATCATCTAAATTAAACCCCATCTTCGTTTATCTCTTTCCCTGTGTTATTTCGTAACCATTCAGCTGAATCCTCTTTGCAGATGTCTTCATCCATTTCGACATCAAGGATAGTTTTATAAAGTGCTGCGTAGGCGATAAGGTCTTTGACTGAATCTTCATGGGATGGAGTTTCAGTAAGCCTAGAAACCTTGACGAGTGCCATACAAATTGCCACCTCATGTGGCTGGATTGGCCAATCAAGATATGCTGACCACAAATCTGCAATTCTTTTGTGGTTGTAATACGGATGTCCATACACCGCTCCACGCTGGTGGATTGTACTGATGGCATCATTGAAGAGATTCTCAGTTGTGGTTGGCATGATCTTGCTTTCTGATTGATACTTTCCAACCATCAGCACGGCCACGCCAGTAGCCATTCTCGAATCCTTTGTCATAAGCCGCTTTGAACAGTGAATAAATCACAGTTGTGCCAAAGCCACTGGCCATGAGAAGCCAGATAATCATTTGATCACTTACGTTTTCCATTTGTAGCCCTTCTGCCAGCCGTATCTCGGTGACTGGAGAAGTATCAGGCTTAGATCAGGATAAAGGAAATAACCGACACGCTTGGTTAGATAACAATACTGTTATCAATGGCATCAATCTGCTCATCGATTGTATTGGGTTGGTAGTCGGTCTCACGCCCCATATGATTTGCCTAGGGCTGTAAATGATCCATCTTTGTTAATTGGAATAAGCGTCGGGGTCATGTTTTTGCCATTCCATTCAAGGATTGCAATACCCATCTGCCAATTGGCTAATCCTTTGGTATAAGAGGCTTTGGCCTTATTCATAAGGTTTCCTACCTCAATGCCATATAAAGGCCTGTAATGGCCGCCTAAGCCCTCTGAGAAGGCACTCATGCCTAACTTATGGGTGTGACCACAAACAACTGATTTACCCGCTTTACGGGCTAAATTAAGAGCTGTGATGCCGGCGTTAGGATTACTGTTGCCTTCATCGCCATGAGCCAAAATCCAGCCCTTTTCAAACTCATAAAATGATTTGTGGAATGTAATGCCCATTGTGGCAAAATCCATAAACTTTTCATATTGAAGTTCAGGTAGGCTGATTAAGCCAGGTACTTTTAATAAAGTGTTATAAAGACGATCCGTATGGTTTGACCGGACTATGTGTGCTTCTTTAGCGTTTTCTGTTAGATCCCAAAGAATTTCTTGAGTAGCTGTGCGATCCCGATGAAGGGTCTGCTCATAAGCCAAAGGTGTTTTTTCAGACCAACGACTGATTGTTTGAAAATCAATCTCATCGCCAACACAAAGGATACTATCAAACTTCTCTTTCCTTGCTAATTTGATTACATTTTTAACTGCTACTTCATGGTGAAACGGAATCTGTAAATCCGATATTACCAAGTATCGCTTAATAAGTTAATCCTCATCCTCATCGTCATCGTAGAATGGGGTTATGTCGGTATCCGCTGTTGTCGGTAATAACCACTCCGGCATAGTTGATTTACAATCCATCAATCCCATTGCTACTTCAACGCTAAAACCAGCCCTACGCAATGATTGATAATACTCATGTAGCGCAATGGCGTGCATATCCATAGCAGTAGTCTCTTTACGAGCAACTGATCTACGGCGGCGTACTGGTTTCTTTTTGGCTGCCATAGTTAAAGGTTACTTCTTCTCGGTAATAATCCTGAAGATTTCCTCTTGGCGTGTTTCAATTCTTGCTAAACGATCTGCAAGTGAAGATCCACCATTAGGAGTTAAAGTCCAAAGCCATCCTTTAATAAGATAACGAAGACCCGTAAATAAAGCGACTAATACGGCGGAGATGCCGGCGGCGAAACCAGCCCACTCGGCCGGTGTCACTCTTTAGAACCAACACCAAAATGATTATCGTCTGGATTCAGTGCCCTGATAATTGGTGCCAAGAAAGCGATGATCCCAGCCTTAAGAATGTCTGCTGGCTTACCATCTGGATTGGTCATGTAAACAGTAAATACAGCTACAAATAATGCTCTTGCATATGAGTTAACAGCTGCTGTCCATTTCTTGTTCATATTTTTCCCCCGATCAAAGGTATTTGAAAGAATGTATTATCTTGATCGCCCTTGTCAGTAAAACTGACATGAATGTGATGATTGTGTGCATTGATACCAACATATGGTCGCCATTCCCAACCCTTTTTAGGTGAAGCAATTTTTCCCATATGAATTACATAAGATATACGCCGATCAGTCTTTCCGGCGAGACGGATCTGGTCAGCAAGATACACTGATAATCCTTTTTGTTGTGAAAGATCAGCATCAATATCAATGGCTCTGACCACTCCACTTGTCCAGTCTGGATTGTGATCTGACACCCCTGTGGAATGACGAGCATCCCCCAACCAGCCATCAGACTTTCTATCCCGATCGGGAAACCAGTCATCTACTTGTTCCCTGAATTGGACTCCGGCTTTGCATAACCAAGGCTTCAATTTATTGTTGCCATTACCATCATTGTTGCTGTACCAGAAGATGTAATTCCATAAAGAGCTTCATTATCAGATAATTGCATAGTCAATTTATCGCCATTATCCATGCGGTATCCAGTACCTGTGCTTACATCTGAATTGCCTAAATAAATAATTCCAGATGATGAATGAAGATAAACAATTTGATCTGCTCTATTGGCTGTTACCAATAATGTAGCTGTGGTTGTTACTATTTTTTGTGATGTATTAGGCAAGTAACAAATCCGCTTCTTCTTGAGATATACCAAGTTTCTTTAGCAAATCTGCCTTGGCTTTGGCTTTTACTTCAGCGGCTTTATCAGCTTCGGCTTTATCTACTTCTGCCTTTGCTCGGTCTGCTTCTAACTGCGCTACTTCTTCATCAGTTAGTTCAACCTCAATCTGCTCTTTAGTTTCGCAGTTGATGATTAGTTTAGTTGGGTTTGGCATGTTTTCTCCTTTATGAGTTTTTAATTCCGTATAAGTAGAAGGTTGAGAATTCATTAAAAGTTCCTGATTGCGGTGAGAAGGCAATAGTTGTTATTGCTGACCCAGTTGACCATAATGCAGCACCCATAATTTCTGAACCATAAGTCGCATTGTTTTCTTGAACTGTATCAATAGAAAATGATTTATTGTTTGATGATGTGTAATTAGGAATATAAATCTCAGCATTGCCAAATGTGCTTGCTGTAGAAGTTGAACCATTGTAATCCCAGTTTTGTCCAGTTGAACCGCTAGTTGAACCAGCAGCCGAACCTGTGCCATAAAGCCATTTAAAAGTAAAGGTTGAAGTTGAACCATTAAAAGAAATATAACCAGTTGGGTCTACACCAGAAGTACTACCTCTTGCAGAAATTACAACCTTCAAATCAGTATAGGTCTGAGGTATAGAACTGAAAGTAACGCTTGAAACACCACCTGAGCCAACTGTTGCCTTATCAATAAGCGTATATGTAGTAGCCATTATGCCGCCTTAATTCCGTAAAGGGAAAATTTGCTTCCGTTGTAAAAATTACTTCCGTTGTAATCTGTTAAAGTAAATGAAGTAATGGCATTTGTATTTCGCCATAAGCCAACAGTTGCCTGTGCGTTGCTACCATAATCTGAGGCTCTTGAAATAAATGTTTTGTAAGTGTTGCTATTGGAGTAATTCATTAAATTAATGTTGATAATAGAAGTTAATGCGCTATTTGCACCATATAATCCAACCAAATCAATAGTTCCAAGTGAGCCTGTAAATCTTGTTGAAGTTCCACCTGCGCCATTGCTATTTAATGTAGTTGATGAATAATTGCTAGCAGTTGTATCTGAATTAAAGGTAATGCTCAAATACTTGTCTATTGCTTGCCAACCATAAACGCCAACAATAACTAAATCGGTGTATCCTGAAAATGAGTTGAAAGTAATTGATGGTGTTGAACTACCTGAAACTGTAGTAGTCGCTATCGATTCATAAGTAGATGCCATGTTAATCCTTTATTCCGTATAGGGCAAAACTTGAATATTGTGGAAATGAACCAGCCTCAGGTGTTAAAGTAATTCTATTAATTGCGCTTGTTGATTGATACAAGCCTGAGGTTAAAGCGACTCTACCTGAGCCGTTATCGTCGTAACCACCCAAAGCTCTAATTGTTTTGTATTTTGTAGTTACAGAATAGTCAAGCAGGTCAATTACAATTACACCAAATGTTGATGATGTTGTTGAACCACCTGCAATTCTATTTGTATAAATTGTATTTTGAGAAGCAAAAGCATTAGATGAGGCAGATGAGCCGTCTCCAAAAAGTTGGTGAGCAGCGTACACCCCTGAAGAATCATTGTTTAAGTTTAAATTAATATAAGAACTGTTAGATGACCCAACTCCACCTCTAGCCATTAGGCGCAGTTGCAGGTGTTTGTAAGACGAACTGATTGAAGTAAAATCAATACTTGGAGAACCTAACAAACCTACTGAAACTGTGGCAATAGATTCATAAGAATTAGTAGATGGTGCAACTCCAACCCCATAAACTCCAGCCGCAATATTACCGATCATTAGGCTATTGCACCTGTGATAACCCAAGTGTTAGTAGTAGTACGAACTGCAACGCATGACTTGTATTGTGCCAAGGTTGGTGCTGTTGGTGCTGCACCTGCCGATTGAATTGTTACACCTGAACCAGCAGCAAAAGTTAATAACCCTGCACCTGTGTTTAGAAAAGTAATTGCTGATCCAACTGCAGCTGAAGTCAATGTTGAATCTGGAGCGATGGTAACTGTCTTGGTTGAAGCATTTGAGGTGTTTACTAAAACTTGATATAAGTCAGTATTGGCTACTGTGTAAGTAGACCCTGACTGGGTGTTGACTGTGAAAGTCACCAACCCGTTGAACATTGCAGCCGTCATTACATCGCCGGTTGCCGCTGGAAATCCTGATGCCATTTGTTACTCCTTAGTAGCTTAGTGTATTGGTTCCCAAGACGCCATACAAACTGGATCCTATTATAAATCCATCGATAATTGGTTCAAGGGAAGTAAATGTCGTTCTCCATGAATTAGGGGTAATTTTGTGTTCAACCCCAAATACTTGAAGAGTCTTGGTTATTGATGTTGTTGATGTTCCAGATCCGGGTTGGGTCGTTGTGACTGTTACTGGATCGAAATAATCTAGGCTTAGAGCGGCGGTAATACCTGCGTCATAATTTTCTGTGTAAAGATTAAGCGTGATGGCATCACATCGAATTGCAGTTTCTGCATGGCTGGCCACATAAGCTAAAGCGTAATTAAGAGCTTCTTGAGTTGTCTGCATCAAAAGGTTTTGTTGGGTATAACCATGGGTAAAATACTTTGTAATCGAAGCCGCATTGCTAGCATTTTGAGTGGCTAGTCCTGTAGCAGTTATATTGGCGTAATTAACCACCTGAGCATCATTTAATAACCACAAAGCATACTCATATGGAATCTGGGTGCCATTATCGTTAAATGAGGTTGATGGTGCATAAACACTGGAAGTAGTAAATTTGCGGTCTTGGAAAATAATTGATCCTGAAGCATCAACATAAAATGCGCCATATTCAGACAATTGAACAGTTTGACAAGCTGCCAACACAGATCGAGCACTTCCGGGATCGGCCTGTAAAGTTGTTTGTCCTGCATCAATATCACGCATTGATTGTGGCCATGACACTTGATCTAATAATCGATTGATTCTGGTGCCAGATAATTGACCTGCACCGGAATCCGCCACAGTAGTAATTTGAGCATTGTTAAGCAATCTGAGCGCATCAACAGCTGTAATAACTGTATATGCCACATCACCAACCTTTTGTGGCGTTATGGTGTTATATGCTGTAATAAATCCCGAAAAGATTGGATAAGTTACTCCGGAGTAAGTTGCAGTAATTTGCACCTTACGCATTGGACTTAACAAATTGTAATAAGGCCCCGAAGTATTTTGAGGATTAAAATCACCATTTTGATCAACTAAACGAAGGGTTAGGCTTCCAGTAAAGAATTGATCAGCAATAGCATTACGACCTCGGGATGTAGATATTGAATCTACTTGGCTTGATACATCGACAATGACAGATGTGGAATCGGCAAGAATGTTTGTTCCAAAAATACCTGAACCAATAATAAATGCCTGACCAAAACTTGGCCCGGTTGAAAAGTTAATAAAGGCGTTAACCTTTGGAAGTGCCATTATAAGAATCCAGCCGGAGCGGTAATTCCTAAACTCACATTGTTTTCAAGGGTTGCCTGTTGAACCATTTGGTTAATCTTTTGTTGAGTATCAAATACTGGGGCATTGTAATTATTGATAATAGTAGTTCCGCCACCTGATGCAACTGCCGCTGTTGCTCCTGGCACATATGGTGATTCTCTAAATGCGCCGTAATTGGAAGCGTTTTCAAATGCGTTAAATAGTTTATCAGCTGCTTGAGAAGCCGCCTCAGCAAATTTAGTTGAAGCCGCTGCCGCATCTAATTGCTTATTGTATAAAGCGGCTAAGGATGAATCTTGATCCAATAAAGCTAGTTTTGCTTTTATGCGTAATTTGGTTTCTTCATCGGTGGCTGCTGCTAAAGCTGTTTGAAGGTTAATGCGCTCAGTGTCAAATTTATTGGCAAGATCCGTTAATGCGAGTTTGGCTTTGTCTTTGGCCAATAATTGAGCCGCAATACGATTCTTTTCTTTAATTAAAGCAAGTTCTTTTTGATTGCTTACATAATAATCATTTGAAGTTTGACCACCTTGATATGAGCGACCGGCTCTTGGCATATTATTTTTGCCAAGTGATTCTTTGCCTAAATTATAATAAGCAGATACAACTGGGGCAATGCTAAGTAATTTATCTAATACATTGGTATTGCCAATTTTAAGTGTAGTAAATTGACCAACTTTGCTTATGAGAGCACCAAAGCCGGCTACTAAATTAGCAACAATGCCTGCAAGATTTTCCATGTCGGTTGTAAAACTCTTTAGGCCATCTTTATTTGTGCCAGATGATAAACCAGCAAGAATGCCTTGACCAATAATTTCTTTTGAGTTTGCCAGCGATACATTTAACTGATCCATTTTGCCGGCATAAGTGCCTAATCGAGCCGCAGCTTGTCCAGAAAACTTTTTAGATAAAGAATCAAGTATTTTGTTCATATCGCCACTGGCTAAGGTGGTTTTATCTATACCGGCACCTAGACGACTAAGAGCTGTGGTTTGCCCTGTATATCCTTTGGCTAAAGCTGCTGAAACCTCTTCAACAGATTTACCTGTGGCTGCGCTTATATCTAAAGCAACACCCAACGCCTTTTGGCTTTGAACTAAAGATCCGCTAGATGTAATTAAAGTTTGAAATGCTGGCCGTAATTCATCATCTAATACACCATACATTTTTTGAAGTTTGGCAATGTAATCTTCAACACTTTTATCAGCATATCCATACCCAAGATTCTTTAATTGAATCTGTAAAGCCTTGGCGGCTTTTTCATCAGCTATAAATGCCTGGGCGGATGATTTACCAAAAGCATATATTTTTTGAGCAGCAAATACTGATGCAAGGGTTTTGCCTAGTTGTTTTGTTGTTTTTTCAAATTCAGTTAATTGTTTTTGACCCTTGGCTAAAGCCTTGCCATTATAAGTAGTTGTTGCACTAACAAATATATTTGTCATTTGGGCTGAGCCGCCTTATTAAATTTAGTTATTGCTCCATTTATTGCATCAATCACAGCTGGTACTACTTTGCCATTATCTTGAGCCCACGCTTTATAAACCAAGCGGCCTTTTTGTTTATCTGCCCCAGCAAGTGATCCTTGCATATTCCGAATGAATGTTTGGCCAGCAGTTGGATTTGATGAATGAGAATATCTGTTGCCACCTTTGCCTTTGCGACCTACCCATGGTTGACCATTTGGATTCGCTCTACCAGCAGTCTCATAAATGGCTCCGGCGGCCGTATTGTTGGCTACATAAAATGCGCTTTTAAAACCATTGTCGTTTTTATTTGTGGTTCCAGCAGAATATCTAATTCCTTTTTCAATAGAACCTTTATTAAATCCACGATTTTCCCATGTGCCTTTTTGATTCATCCAGCCGTACATAGTTTGAAAAGGTACATAATTTCGGGCTTTATCCCGTACTGGTAACATCACAGCTTTAATTTCCGCTTGCATTTCTTTGTAAATTTCGGGATTAAATTGTTTCATAGCACGCTTGGTCTCAGCGAGACCTTTTACGACTACTGGCATTCTTAATCTCCTGTGCTCTGTCTTTGAGAACTTGAATCATGGCATCAAATACCGGTTGATCAAGTTCAATCAAATCTTGGGGCGCAATTCCGGTTTCAACCGCCAAACTGGCGATCAAATAGGTCATTGATCCCCGACCTAAAAATTTGTTTCGTCATCCAATACTTCGACCTTGTTTAGAGTTTCTACAAACTCAAGGCCAAACATAGGGACTGTAACACCGGACTTCCGTAAGCATTCCCATGCTAACCAGTAAATATCTGATTGGCGTTCCTGCTCACGGAAAGTCTTGTGAATACCTGACTTGAAATGAAGTTCAAAGGCCATTTCGATCGCTGGAGTAATCTGATGATCCGTAACTTCTCCAGTAGCCCTTGTGATACGAAGTTTAGCCATTAACTTTTATCTCCTTAGAATGATCCTGATGTTGTCTGAACAATAGTGCTATTGCATGTAAATGTAATGCTTGAGTTTGAAATGTCGCCAACTGCGCCATTCAAAGGTTGCAAGTTATTTATTAAAACAGTAGCTGTGTAAAGAGGGTTTGTTGCTGAAACAGCAGTTCCCTTTACTGGGATCAATATAGCTGTTACGGATGTGCCGTATGCTGATTGAAGAGTCGCTGCAACAGAAGAAGCTGCGAAATCGTTCAAGAAGTTCAGAGTAATTGTTGATGACTCTAGACCCTTGCTGAATTTGTGTGCTGTATCACCTTGAGCAGTTACTTCAACTTCATCAAAGGTTTGTTGCACTGTAACAGAAGTAATGTGGTCAGATAGATCGATTGAGTTGATCTTTACGCCAACATTATTTTGTAGAAATATGGCCATT